AATTGTTAAAGTTAAGTAGCCCCACTTAAAAGAAGCGGGTAAATATTCTCTCGTTTCATTACCTGCCGTAATGCCCACATAGGGAAAGTCTACGATTTCATCCCAGAATACTAACTTATCAGTTACATTTTGGTAAAGATCAGACTTATATACATTAGGTACTGTGACTTCGCACATATAAACAAAAGTATCTAAATTTTTCAAACCTGTGGCTGAACCAGTAGTTGGTGAGCCAGTCAATTCTACAACTCGATACCCTGCTGTTGCATCTTGTCCTGCTACTGCAGTTGCGATACTGTCATAGTCAGCTAGAGAGTAAAATAATTTGTTAGTGCCGGTATCTGTAATAGATATACTAGAAGTGGCTCCAGTGGAATTGCTTTTAATTTGAATTTCACCAGTAGAACCAACAAATTTAGCTGTGCATCCACTTGTATTTGTGTTTAACTCATTTACTAAAGTATTATAAGTTGTACAATTACTTCCTGCTAGTGAAACTGCTTGCGCTACTCCATCAACAGTAATAGTGGCTGTATAAGTTTTCGTTGTGTTCAATCCTGTAGGATCGGTTGTTTTAGTTGAAGAAGGGTCAAGAATCACCCTCTGATAACCATTGGTTGGATCGGTGCCGTCTACAGCATTTTTGATTTTTGAATAACCGCTTAAACTAGAAAATAGTCTTCTAGAACCAATGTCCCTTAATCCTATCTTCGAGTCACTTCCAGTGGAAGTGTTTGTAACTCGCAAATCGTTATTTCCATCAAGGCTTGCGGTAGCGCCTTTTAACAAATTATTGAGTTCAGAAATTAAACTACCAAACGTTGGTACAGCTGATCCAGCAATACTCAAATTTTGTTTTGAGGTAATTTCATTAAGTTTAGCAACTAGTGCTTTTACTATTTTTGATCTTGCTGACATAGACTACTCCACATTTCTGTATAGGTCTAATACTCGCTTGATATGAGAAGGAAAGTCCGAAGACTTTACATGCTCTACAGAAGCATCTCCTAAAGCTTTTCTAGGGGTTTGCTCCTTTTTCAAATAGTAAGTTATTAAATCATAAGTTGCTAATTTTAAGTCCTTAGGAATATCAATAGAATCATAACCTCCTCGGTATTTAACTCTAACTCCTTTAAACATATCACTTGAAAGGAACTTTCTAGAACCATTAATATCAGCTCTAATACAATCCTCGTCTACAAAGAAATCAGTATTCTCTGTTAAGGCTGTATAGGTTACTCCACCATCTTCAGAAATATCTACTTCTACTTTATAAGAAGTAGGAGTTCCAGTTGGTGTAATAGGCCATTCCTCTACATATAGTTTATTAACTTTTGTTACATCAAAATATTCAGTTTTAGTTAAATTGTACCATTCAGAAAATGTACGGTTACAATAATTTCTTACCAACTCACTAACGTGACCAGTAAGGACTGAAAGTTTTGAGTCACTGGTTCCACTAGTAATGCCTTGATAGTCCTTATATTCATCAGAAGTCACAAGATCTGACATAGCGTATCTCCAGTTTTCAGTTTAATTATACTAATTATAACTCATAGAATTATAATTAGTATAATCGGGTGCCGAAGCACCCGATTAATTAGCTTAAATTAAGCAGTAGCTGAGTATTCTAACGCAGCAACAGTCTTACCAGCAGAAGAGCCTTGCTCTAAGTTGATGAAACCGAAACGTGAACTAGAAACGATAACTGCTTTCTGTGCTTCGATGTCACGGAAAGTTTCAGTCATCAGGTTACGTAATGTACCAGTCTTGAAGTACTGAGCATTAAGAGCAACAGCACAAGCCTTGTCCTTAGCCTTAGCTTCAAACTTATCAGATACGATTACCTTAGATCCATTTAGAGAACCAACATAACCCTTAATCTGCATTAACTGAGCATCAGTTACTTGATCAGCCTTCTTGAATGCATCATCTTCCATCAGATCGTAGTATACATCAGTAGAAACTACATATACAACATCATTTGGATTCTGACCAAACAGACCTAACTTACGACGAGTAGCCTGTAAGTCTGTGGGTTTAACTACAGCAATGGCAGTGGAGCCTGAAAGCTTAACCTTGTTAGCACCAGCTTCAGCAACTACACCCTTAATAGGGTCAGCAGTAGAACCAGCACCACGAAGTAATGCGATATCAGTTGAGTTAGCAATACGCTGCGCAATATTTGCCTTGATTAAAGGCAGGATTGGCATAATTGCATCTTCCTCTTCCTCATAAGGTAAGTATTCCTTAGAAACTAACTTATGAGCAGTAAGAGTAATATTACCTAAACGAGTTGCAGTAGCAGCAGTACCAGTGCCAGTTTGTGTAGCATTAGTGATCCACTCACCAGTGTCTGCACCTGGGTTAGTAGGAATCTGCATAGTAGCAGAACTCATGTTGATGTTAGAGAATAAGTCTGCAACAACTAACTTCTGACGAGATAAGTCATAAATTTCAGTGTTGTAAACAGTTTCCCAATCTTCAGTAGGAACGTGACCATGACGAGCAGCCTTTTCAACTAAATCCTTATAGAACTTAGTACCTTCAGTGCCAGTACGCATAATCTTACCAAGTAAGAAACCATTAGACTTCTGGTCTGCTGAGAAAGCAGCCTTCTCTTCTTCAGTTGCGAACTGCATCTTAGACTCGCGTAAAGCGATCAACTCATCCTTGTTTTCCTTCAATTCAGCACGTAAGTCATCAATAACAGACTTAATAGATGCATCATTGTCTTCTAAACGCTTAGATACTTCAGTTTCTAAACGCCCTACACCAGTTGAAATTACTTCAATCTGTGCAGCTTTCTTTTCTTCAACCTCAGCCTGTGCAGCTTCTTCAGCAGCCTTAGCTTCAGCTTCGATAGCAGCCTTCTCTGCAGCTTCCTTTTCAGCAGCTGCCTTTTCAAGGGCTTCCATCTTGAGTGTTAACTCTTCAATTTTATCCATTTCTAAATTCTCCTTTAGGATAGTTTCATTACTTGCCTCTGTGGAGTTATCAACGTTTGTTTCTGTCTCCTCAGATTCAATATACTCTTTCTTAAAGTCTGCATAATCGTCACCTAACGCTTTAGCAATGCTAAAAGTAGAGTCTTGGTTTGCAGGTACGGAAACTACCGAAATTTCAAGTAGTTCCAGATCCTTGATATAAAAAATGTCATCCTCTCTATCGTACTCAGCGTCTTTGATGGAAAATCCAACACTGAACGTTTTAAGTATGCCATCCTTAATCAAGTTATATACTTCGCCAGCCGCAGAAGAAATTTCTGCAACTACTTCCAACCCCTTTGAACTGACACTGTAGTCTACAGCTGTTCCGATTGGCTTAGAGTGATTATGGTATGCTAAAATAATTGGGTTCTTTAAATAATTATCCAATCCTCCCTTCAACCAAGCAGACTCTTCAATGATATCGCCAGTTCGGTCTTTAGAAGTTGTATTAGCGTAACCTTTAATCTTTAAAACGTCAGATTCGTCTGAAATAGATTTTTCAAACTGACCGACTAGGTTTAAAGTTTTGTTAGTCATGCTTATCTCCATAAATTGAGTGCACACTGATCCACCAACAACTACCATTATACCAGTATTTTTTCAAAATGTCAAGCAAAAGTTTTGATTATCTGATATACTGAAAGTTACTATGCGGATTTATCGTCTGCACTCTCAGAGGGCTTACCTCCTTCTGAAGGATTTGAAGCAGACCCAGCAATATTTGCAGGTATCTGTCTATCATCTCCACCCTCTACAGCTTCCAATCTTAATTGGGCTCTAGCTTCGTTTGGTGTCATAATTCCAGAGTTAACTAAGGTAGCAAGGTATGCTGCCTGGTCTTTTGCTTCTGGAAGTAAGGCACTAACGGTCTCCGTAATTGGAGATACATCATATCCGAAATACTTTCTCATTGCCGCTGCATATTTAACTAGCAAAGGAATAATAGTTGTTTGATAGAACAACCTCATATTCGGTCTAATGTTAGCATTATTTCCACCATCTAACAAAATTGGTGGTACGCCCAACGCTTTCAAAATTCTAGTTTCATGTTCCTTAACAGCGTTTTCAAAGTCTAAGTCTTTAAAAGTGCTGTCCACCATTGGCTTAATATCTAGATCGCCATCAAGTACTACAGGTCTACGACCGCCAGTAGTAGGATTATATCTTTGTGACCAACTATCTAAAAGTCTTTGTTTAACTTTAGTAGATAGTACATTTGGACTTTTTAGTACAAGTCCAGGTACCGCTCCATTCTTAAAGAAATTAGTCTGGAAAGATAACATCTTATTTAATCTATCAATAGATAAGTAAGATGCTTCCAATCTAGAAGTTCCTCTAAAAACGCTGTCTGCTGCATTATCTCTAATATGGATTATTTCAGTTGCTTTGAACTTAACTTCTCCATACTTATACCCTTTCACAAACTCCTTTTTATCAGTCTGAATCTCTACAGACTTAGAAGGTAAGTGGTATAGATGCGCTCCATCGTAATATATAAATATATTACCATCAATAATAAAGTCCACAAAACACGCTCTTTTGAACGTCTCTGCAGATTGATACGGGTTTGGCGCGTGATTTAGTAAAGTATCTAATTTCTTCAATCTAATACTTTCTGTCGCCAATCCGTGAATCCTATCTCCAATCTCAAACTGTAGTTCAGCCGCAGAGTCAGCAATCATATTTACACCACGATTTACTACTTCGATATCATCATAAGCATCTGAAGCTTTTCTATTTGCCCCAAAATCTGTGTAAATAGAGTCTCCACTCTCCTCTGAAATAATTCGTTGAGCTGGGTTTAACTTAAAACGTAAGTTATCAATCCATTTCATATTTCACTCTCTGTTTTTCAACCCAATTAGGTTGTTTTTTCGCAGTTGCTAAGGAAGGACGTTTTCCGTAAACTGAGTGAAGCTTTAAGTGGTGTGCATGACACAATGTTACTGTAGAATGATACACTTCGTCATAGTGTTCCTCAATAAATTGATCACGAATCGCCATTATCTCTTCAGCAGTCGTTGGGTTGTGCTTATTCTTAGCTAACCATTTTTCTAGCATTTCAGTCATAGAATAGTAGTGATGAAAATCTAAACTTTCTTCACTTCCACAAATCGCACAGCTAGAAGCTTTGTGATATTGTGATTTGGCCTTATCTCTAACGTACTTTACTAGATCCCTTTTTAAGTTCATTAATCTTTTCCTATAAGCATCAATTTCTTTTCAATTCTGCCTAGGGATTTCTCAATATACTTAAAGTTGCCTTCTACTTTAGCCATTCTTTCAGACATAGTTAAATGTCTTTGACTGTCCATTTCCATATATGCTTTTTCTCTTTCCGCAATATAATTCTTAACTTGCATTTCGTTAGGAACATTATACGATAAAGTCTTCATATGTTCTAGAGTATTATCTACTCCAGCTGCCCACCAAATGATTCCGAAAGTCTGTAGTGCAATAGCTAAGATAACTCCCTGAGGGAATTTTTTGCTAAATTTAGTACCATAACCTTCGTCATATCTAGCTTCTAATTGCCCGATTTTTTCCATTATCTCGGCATGTGTAACTTCATTCATTATGTGTTATCTCCATATGACCAGCATGCGTATAAAGTGCATACCTGATTGCATCTGCCATATGAGAGTAGTGGTCGTGTAGAGGACGTTCCTTAAGTAGATTCTCCCTAGGATCCCATCTATAGTTATCGAATGCCTGGAGTATATTAGTGCAATTTTGATCCACTATTACTTTTCCAGACTCTACAAGTGCTGACACAAATCCGATGCCATCTAATACTGACTTCTTAGCATTAATAGTGCTAATGTCATAATTAATAGCAAAGTCGTATCGTGTCTGTGCTGCAGCCGAATCTATATAGATGAAGTCTAATCCGTATCTAGAATCCATCTCTTGTATGCGCTCAGCATGATATTTAGTAGTCTGTCCGCTTTCTTCATATTCATCAATGAAGTAGAAAACATCATCATCAAAATCATGCGCTATTACACACAAGGCCGTTTCATCTTTGAAACCTAAATCAAGCCCCGCAATAATATCTAACTTACTAAAATCCATTGTGGATAAATCTTCAACGCAATTTTCATCTAGTTCCCAGATTTGTCCTGAAAAAGTTGTAAAGTCTGCTAAATACTCTTGGGCGAACTCATGACGACTCATGGAGTTCTTAGCTTCGATAATATCGGCTTCTTTCACTCTAGGGTTTTCTCTGTAATCCGAATGGATTGAGGCCCAAGAGGGGTATTCTTCTGACCAACCGCGATCATATAGCTCTTTAAACCAATTACCCTTACCACGAGGTGTACTAATAAATATCGCTTTCGAATTATTAGTATCTAGTGTAGGTCGTAATTGGATATTAAATGAATCCATTCCTTCTGCTAGAGCAGCCTCATCATAAAGAATGAGGTCGTACGAGCGTCCAACTACAGAGTCGGCTTGTGTGACCGATCCAACTCTGATACTAGATCCATTTGTTAATGTTATAACCTTATCCTTTGCGTTATCTTTTAAAACCTCAATGTCAAACTTTTTAATAAGCTGACGCTGTAAGTCAAAAGAAATATTGGAAAGGCTGTAATTTGGGGACATTATAAGAACATTACAGTTCGGTACTAATGCCACTAATTGGGCAATTACGTTCGAGATGAACGTCTTGCCTGTACGTCGACTAAGACATGCTGTAACAAAACGATACTTAGGATTGTTAATAGCATTAATTAATGCGACTTGGGGACCAATAGGTTCGATATCTAAGAGATGTAAATAGTTCTCTATAGGTAATTTAATGAATCTATCAGCTTGGTCGTATTCTACTATTTCGGTACTATTTATGTCCTTGCGGCTCACTTCCAGCATCTATTACATCTCCCATTAGCTGTTGCATCAACCGACCGTAGTTTCCGCCACCTAAACCCTCATTGACCTGTATGTTGGTTTGGTTTTTAATTTCTGTTTTCTGAGTAAGTTTTTCATATTCTATCATAGCTTTAACTTCTTCCATACGCATTTTATGTGCCATTGCAAGAATGTCTAAGATATCTTTTGAAGAACCTATTTCAGCCTCATCTAACTCTTCTAATTTCTTATCTATAATCCCATCTAAAACTTGTCCAAGTGCTGCTCTATTTCTGTAACCAGAATCAAGATACGCTTGATCAATATATTTTTTAACTTTAGGATCAGCTAAATGAGTGCTGATTTCTGATGCTGGAAGACGCAGCTTTGCTGCCGCCTTTTGAACAGTACCTGTTTCAATGTATGCCTTTGCTACTGCGTAGCCTTCAGGGCTCATTGGTACGAGTTCTTTAGTTTCTTCCATTTTTATTCCTTATTACAAGTACAATTTCCTCTACAATTTTTTAACCCGCCCATACGGATATAATGAGCAACCTCTTTAATATCTAAATTTAAAGCTTCGGCAACTAATTTTGCTGTTTTATGCTCTTTAAAAGATTCTTTTATTAGAGCTAGTTTTTCTTCATCCATCTTTAGCCCTCCTTATTTAGGTACAAAGTTTTGGTAAAAGTTTCCATAGTCGTCCCAACCTGTAACAATATTTTTAGTAGCATCTCCAGTATAGGCTTCATCATAGTAAGTTCTACTTTTACCCCATAAGTATTTAGGAGCTTTTTCATACATACCAGCATTTTGCTCTAAAAGATCAGTAGTGTTCATACCCCAGGTTCCTTCCCCTCTAGTAGATTGACCTGCATTATGCGCTATAAGTTGCAGTCCTGCTAGAAATCTAGAAGCTATACCTCCTGTAAAAGAATCTATGCCTAAAGTTAGATAATCCATTCTAGATTGAACTAGCATTTTATGCCCTAAATAACCTTTGATTTGATTAAAGTAAGGTTCATTATCCTCTATTGCTGACTCTGCCCCTAAGCCAAAATCTCTTTCGCCTCCATCAATATAAGCGAACCAG